CCGAATGCCCAAGGACAAGTACTGTTCCACTAGCATTCGTACTTGACAACTGAGTATACGAGTACTCACTACCAATTCCAACACCACCCAATTGAAGTGCTGAATATCCACCGCCTAAAGCAATGATTATCGCACCCAATATTGTGATAATAGTCTTTTTCATTTTTTAATTATACCATGTTAATAATAATTACAAACCTATATTTTTGTCAACATCCTCTTTTTTGTTGTTATCCCCTTTGTGTCTTTCCATTTCTGTCCACGCTTCTTCCAAAAACTGTAAAGCAAGAGCTTGTGCCGCCAAAAGATTTACATCTCGTTCACGCTTCCGTTCAAATGAAAGTCTCAGAAAGGATTTAACCGTGTCGGATGTCTTTTTACTTTCTATGAAATTCTTTAAGAGTTCCTTGTTCATTGTGTTGCAGGTGTTTCTTGTAGATTAAGTTCTGGTGCTTCTGTTCTGGTATCTCCTGTTTGGTTTATATTTTGTTCAGCATTCTTAACGGCTGAAGAAAACGAAGCTGGGCTAATGTTTGAGAATTCCAAAATGTCATTAAATGCTCTGTCCATATTAGGTAATTGACGAATCTGCTCAAATGCTTGTGGATTGGCAAAAATAAACTGGAAGACTGAAAGAATCTTATTTGTTAGCCCGACTAAGTCTTTTTGTTTGCCTGCTATGTTTATTCCTATTTTTATCTCAATATCTTTTAGTTCATCTTTCAGAATCCCGAGCAGCCTCTTTTCACCACCCTTCAGATAGGTTTCTCGTATTCTGTCTTTCGTGAATTCTTGTTCCTCTGGTGTTGGAATGTCCTTGCCTTTTAACAGAACATCTTTAATTCTTCTGTTCATTTCTTTGGTAACTAACCTGTCGGTAACCCATTCGAGTTCAGATAAATCAAGACTTGCCACAAACTCATTTCCATTTATCAACTCCTTTTTTATGTCAGGTATGATCTTGTCTCGGTATATTTCTTCAATAAACTTAGCTCTCTTGCCTCGTTTTCTATCGTGTGAGCCTCTGCCTTGTGCCACGTTTCTTTCTTGCCCTCTAAAGGTTGTACCGGAAGGTGGCTCTTTACCAATTATCGGGTCGAATGCCGCACCAGAAAACTGTGCTTGTTCTAGCCATTTATCAGCAGCTCTTTCGTATAACTGAATGTTTGTTGCAGCTGCTGTTGGAATCTGAAAGACCCGTCTGCCCTCTTGGAGAGTCATAATCTCTAAGTTCTCCATATCCTGCACCTTGTTCTTTTCGTTAAAAGTCTCATCATCAGTGCCAAGTGGGACTTTTGCCCCAGCTTCTAGCATTTGCATTTTGTGAATCTCTAGGAAGTTACTCCATATTTGGGGGTGCAACATTTTTTCTCCATCACCTCTACCAAGTCCTCTACCCGAAACAGGAGAAGATGTAAAGAATTTAAGAGTTTCTTTGTTCTCTTTCTTTCTGTATAAAATAAAACCTTCTTGTTTCTTTGATCTTTGGTCGGTATAAAAAGCAACTACTTGCAATTGATTCTGCACGGTCGTGTCATCACTATCATCAATGTATCCTTTAGGTAAATCACCTCTAACAATATACACTTCAATGTTCTTGCCCGGAGTTTGGTTTTCTTTGTGGTCTTTTTGAGCACCTTCGGCATCTTTAGAGAAATCAGCAAGCTGGATAAGATCTTCAATCGTTCCATTTGCTCCATTTTCTTCTTTGCCCCAGCCATTCTTATCCATTTTCCTTAACTTGCTTGGAGAAAAATACATCTTTAGTCCCAGAGGACTACCTAAAATATCTGTTTGGTCCGCAAAAGCAATTTTTGTTAGAGCAATAGCCTTTGGTCTCTCTTTTGCAGAAATATCAACTAAAGTACCGCCATAAGTATTATCACTTTCGGTTACTTCGTCAAAAAACTCATCAAGATTATGTTCTTTAACATATATTTCATCATGATATTTCTTGATAAGAAAGGATAGAGCACGATCTTCTTGTCCGTCAAGATAGAAAACGACATCCTTAACCTCCAAATCTTCTGTCCAGTTAGAAAGTTCAATAATCGGACCCATTACTTCCCTGAAAGCTCGCAGATAATCGTTCTCACCAGTATAAAAAACACCATTTTTAAGATGGAATATCATCTGAATATGTTTCTTCATTCCCCATCTCCAATTGTCGCCAATCTGGATTTCACGAGTTTGGTAATCCGTCTCTTGTTGGGTTATGTACTTGAATATTGTTTCTGGAAACATCTTACTCAAACTGCATTGCGGTGTTTTTAACTGCTATCTCTTTTGTTAACGGACTTTTGGAAAATAATCTCATTGTCTGTACTGGGTGGAGAATAATAGTTTTTTCTCCTACGGTGAGAATTGCCCTGAATCCGGCAAAGCCAGCATACGGAATTGCCATGAGAGCATCTTTGACACTATCACCGCTTCCTGTGTACTTTTTGCCCATTATTTCGATTGTTGCTTTAGAGGACATCACTTGCTTTAGGGAATCCCCCTTTAACTTTTTTTGCGTTTTCATATCTTTCAAGAGTTGTTTCAGCCGTTGGTCTGGCTACGAATTCTTTATCAAGTGTCGCAGCTATTTTTGCTTTATTAGAAATACAACTCCTGCACAAATAAGCGTCTTGTTCCTCGCTGGTATAAGACTGGCTACATTTTAAGCAATTATGTTGCATATTACTTTCTTAATCCTAGTAATTTCTCTAGATATTCTAAGTTTTCTCTTTTCCCGAGGGTTGCTCTGGCAACATGTGGTGCTAATGCTCTAGAGAATTTATAGTCTCCTTTCTTGACGTTTACATTTACAAGAATATTTAGGTCTCTTGGAAAATCCTTGCCTTCTTCTTCAATAGGTGAAATGCATACTTGAGATTCAATAGCTTCCTTTAGGCTTTTACCTGAACCGTTGAATACAAAATTCAGCCTATCTCCTTCTTTATTTCTGACTCTGAATGAAGTAGATAGTGAGACTGTTTCGACTTTCTTAGGACTCTCCACCGATTCATCATCAGCTTTAACATCTTCTGAATCGACTTTTTCATTCTCCAAATAATCCTCTACATCTTTCTTCAAGATTTTACCATTATCACCACTGCCTTTTACATCAGCAATGTCTACTTTATTTTCTTCTGCTAGTGCGATTGCACTATTTGTTGCATTTATATCCATAACTTTTAATTAAATTAGTAATCTATTTCTTTTTATTATCATCCTTTACTTTTTTCTTGTCAAGCCAAGGGTAGGCTTTTTCATATCCAAGTATAACTCGATAGTCTTCAAAAATCTCCTCTCCTTTCTTAATCTCTCTAAGAGAACTGTCGGTTTTAGAATTATAGTTCGGCTCGTCCGAGTGGTTGCAGTAGGCTTGAAACCTAGCTTCGGGAAAGGCAAACTTTTCGTTATTAACAACTCTCGGCCATTTATTTACAATGTTATCTCTAACCTCTGGAAATAGCTTTCCAAAACTTGAATAGGGCAAATAGTATACCTGAGGCAAATCATCCATATGAAGCCTAACACCTTTTGGAATGTCTTGAATAGCAAATACACCAACTCCATGTGTTTTAGATGGTCTGATTGTTACTTTGATGACTTGATTTAAGATTCCTGCTGTTTGCTCGCTATTAGCCATGAATTGTAATATTAATATTCCAAGTGGTAAAGAGAAGAAGGTCTTTTGTATCCCTTAGGCATCCCCATATTAAGTATTATAATACTCTCCTTTTTGACTTCCGTTTATCTTTTGTATCTCCCTCATCTTCGAGTGAACTTTAAGCCACTCTAAATACTGCTTGCCACTTGAGAAACCTAGCTTTTTCATAACTCCGGATCGTTCTTTCATCTTTATTTGGCACTTAAAACACGTTGCATATTCTAAAACTTCTGAATGGTTGCATTTTGATACACCTGCTTCGTAAATTGTCTTATAAACTTTCTCAAAGTTTTCTGGTTTTTTCAGATAATCAGGCATCCCTGTAAATAGGGGATTGCATGGTAGATATTTTGGAAAGTCGCTTACTATTGATTTCTCACTCATAAACCTACATTAACTTTTTTTTCTTTCTGTTCTTTGGCAACGTGTGGACAAGAATCTAATCCTTCGACACAACATTGAGGTAGTCTAACACTAATAGTTTCATTGCTAAGGTATTCTTCTTTTTGTTCTTCTTCCATGATTATAATCCTAAATTAACCTTAGGTCTATTACGTTGTCCACTTGGTCTTGGCATGACGATTTCTTTAATCGGATTAATGTCGGCTAGAGCATAACTACAATTATGAGCAACAACTCCATTTGCCATTAAGCAGTGGGTTTTTTCAACTTCAAGGTTGTATGTCTGTTTACAAAATCCTCTGGCAATCCCAATAATCGTCTTCGTCTTGCTTTCATTCGGCAATTTTGCCCACAAAATCTTGTGGATTTTGCATATTGAATTGTTAAATAATTTCTGTGGCAATGAAAACATTTTTTGTGTATAGGTTTTCTTTTTGCCATTACACTCTTTCCATGTCGCTTGTGCCACTCTATCCCCTCTCTTGACCCATGCCATTTCTTTGTCATTGGTGATATTACTTTTATCCATTGCCTCTGTTGCTCCCTGCGTTCGGGAGTCATGTGTTCTGAGAGATGAGCCGAACGATGTTTCAACTCTAGGTTTTCTAAAGAATTGTTTTCCCTGTCTCCATCCTTGTGATGAATATGATAATTCTTTGGTATCTCCCCATTGGTTAAAAACCATACGTAACGATGCAGAAACCATTTTTTTCCATTCACGCAACCATAGTAATACTTTTTGTTTGTGTATCTTGTAAAAGTAATTCCATTGTATTTTAGTCTGTTCATACATACTAGATTGTATCATATCCGAAACACAAAGCAAATCTGCTCTAATCCACTTGCCATTTGGAAGCAACAACAAATGATTCGGAGTTACACTAAGGGTATTTCCATCATTAAAAGTCAACCTAACAACCTCTGTATCTTTTGTAGTTGGGCGAACATTATAAAATCTTTGTATTGTATTGTTCCTAGAATATAAAAAACCTTCTTTTCCTAACAATTCGTCAATTCGTATCTTCCCCTTTGTCGTGTGAACTAAAGTCTCTGGTGCAAAACAACTATCCATTCCATCTGAAAAGTGGTGGTCTGGTTCTCCTTTGGGGTTGCCGTCTTTATCTTCGGCCCAGCGATAATTTTCATAACTTTCCCACAATTTAGTACCGGCTCTTTCAACAAAAACCTTTTTTTGTGATGTTGTCTTTATCCTAAAATCAACTGAACCTTGTCCTGTTATCGCTTTAACCGCAGTAATACCATTCTTTTTAAGGTAGTCAATACTCTTGCCACCGTCTACACCGCAAACAACTCTAACACCTCGCCAACCATTAGTTTTCTTTATTTCATCTGCAATCGTTTCATCTTGAATAAGAGTATCATATAACAATTGCTTAATATAGTAGCTTCCTCCGTATTCGTATATTGCGGAAAGAACCATTGGATCGGGGGACCATCCCCAGTCAATACCAAACCTTTTAAGAGTTGCTTTTTCTGGAATCTTATCAATCATCTGCCAGCCCGAATATATCTTGCCCCTAACTTCTTCGGGTGATAATCCTTTTATGACCTGATAGTAATGAGCTGGATTGTTATGTTTATATTCTTCATACCTTTCCACGGTGTGCTTATCCATGTTTGGTTCGTTCTCTTTGTAAGTTCCGGGGATATAAAGAACATCTTTAACACTTTCTTTTAACTGAGGAACATAAAAACCTTCAATACCTGACGGAATAGTATCAAACCATTTTTTTATTATCCAATGGCTTTTTGGTGGGGTGTTTAGTGTAAAAATAATTCGGATTCTTCCCTTTACTGTTCGGATAGTATCATCTAGTTTCCTAAATTCGTCTTCACCTATTTCTTCTGCCTCCTCGATCCAAATAAAGTTATAGCCCGCTAAAGACTTGAGTCTGGCTGTTAGGGACCCGCTAGAAGCTCTAAAACCATGCCCTCTGATAGAGTTCTCTCCTCTTTCAATGAACATGTCGTTATCTGCAATTCTAAATTCGCTTTGAATCTTTTGTTCATTAACTCGGTCTATAATCTCTGACCAGCAAGAAGCCCTAATATCGCTTGAGGTTGCACGCATAATAGCTCCACGGGTGTATTCCTTGCCTAGTAGTTGTGAAAGAGCATATCGTGAAGCGGACCCGCTTCTCCCATTCCCCCTCCCCCCACAAAGTATTGCGTACCGCCAGCTAGTATCTTCCCATAAAGGGATATGTGACTCGTGAACTTCAAAGCCTACATTCATTATTTTCTTACTTTAATTTCTACTCCGGTTACATTTACCTCTGCATCAATAGCCATATTATCACCAAATTCCTTTTTCTTTTTCCTTTTAAGGTAGTCCATGGCGTTAGAATAACTATCTCCTAACTTCTGTACAACAGTCTGTCTGGCTTTTAATATTGGCTTCTGAGCTAATTGCCTTTTTCTCTCTAAAAACTCTGGGTTTTTATTCTGATAGTTATAAAGTGTGGCTGGTGATATATCAGCATAAGCACACGCTTCTTCATCTGAACAGTCAATAGCAAAAGCCAATTCTAATTTTTGGAGTACAATATCGTCTATAACAGGTGGTCTTCCACCTTTATTTTTTGTCTTTTTTGTCTTTTTTGTCATTTTTTATACTAAAATTAAGTTTATTATACTTCTTAACATTACAACTAACACATAACCATTGAACGTTATCTAAAATGTGTTTACCACCTTTTGATATTGGTATTATGTGATCTAAATGTCTATCTCCTCTTGGTACTATATTTTTTTGACATAAATTACATTTATAGTTTTGTGCTTCAAGTAACTTATCTAATGACTCTGGTTTTATTGTTCCATTGTCACTTTCCCATATAAGCATTTTTCTTTTTTCGTGGTTTCTTTTGTAGTTACTAATATCTTTAATGTACTGTATGGCTACCTTTTGGATTTTTGGCAGAAAGACATTGGTATATACGTCTAAAGACATTATATTAAAAAAAGTACTCGCTTCTCCTATGGTTGGAGTAAAACCGTATTTGATAAATAAGTATTGATAAATAGACTTTGTGATCTCTGTTCTAGGTATCTTTTTTTTATCGTATAGTTCTATCTTTTTTGAAATTACATCATCTAAGTCAGAGAAAACAACCCCTGTACCATTACACAACACACACCGACTGCCCTCTAATTTATGTTTTACTTGCTTTTTAGCCATGTTATTTCTTTTCCATTTTTAAAGTACCCTGTGGCTTCCCAACTCATACAAATCCCCCATTTTACTCTTTGGCTCATCAAGTAGGTTTAGTTTGTCTTTGTATTCTTGCCAACATAAGTATCTACCGTGTCCTGCTACAATAACCCCGTCTTGATTGACTTCGGTGTTTTGTCGCCAGCCTACTTCTGTCACGATTTTTGCTAGTAGTTCTAGCTGTTTTTTATCGTGTTTCTTGGCGTTCTTGGGGTAGGGTTTGATGTCTTGGATCGTTGGCATAGTTTACTCAAAATATAAGTCCACTTCTCGGCATTTCCCTTCTCTCGTTTTTATATTCATAGTTCCTTAATTCAATAGCGGAATAATTAAGAGCTTAATTTAATTATAACATCCGCTACTGAATTAAACTACCTTTTTGGCAAACACTTATTCCTCATATCCATTATTCTTTTGAGTTAAGGGATTGTAGCTTTTCTCTTAAATCTGAACGAAAACTATAGTGTGGCTTCTGAGAAAGGTCGGGGGAATCGCCCAACTTACCTAAACTTCATTCCCCCACACATCCCATCCTTCTGTTTCTTGTCGGGCAAATAATTCTATTCGTGGAACATCTCCGCAAAACTCTACTATTTTGTCTCTAATAATATCAGGTTTTTTTGAATGTCTTTCTCTAACCGTTTCTACAACACTAGATATTGAATTACTGATTTTAGGTGCTTTGCCTTTGACTCCGATCAGGCAAACTTCTGCATTTGATTTTGTATACCAACCAACACCGAAGAAATTACCACCATTTTTATTCTTCTTGATCCAAGTGAAGCCAACCGTCTTATACTCAAACCCCCATGCTTTCATAACATCTAATGCCTCTTGTATTTTAGGAAATGTTGCCCAGAGAAAAAGAATTGAGTTATTATCTGCTACCCCCCCCCACTGGTAACTTGCAAATATCCTCGTCCGTCATTGTTTCATACTGAGCATTTGCTGTAGCTTGGATATTCCCCGTATTTCTGTAAGCCCAAGGCGGATCGGCATATATTATCTGATATT